CCGCTGCAGCCGCTTGGCATCAGCATTTTGAGCGTTGATGTCCTGCTGGGCGGCATTCATGCCAATGGTGCCGGCCTGCTCCAGTGCACGGCCCACTCCTGCGCCGTAGGCGTTGGGGTCAGCGTTCGCCTGCCGTGAGGTGTCAACCTGCTCGCGGGGCCCGGGCTGGGCGGTGATGTTGCCGAAGTTGTCGCGGCCTGGGATTTTTGCCATGTTTAATCTCCCGCTCCGCGCGTCCCGCGCTGATAGAAATCACCGATAGGGTCGGATGCCGTCTTAATACCGCGCCACCCGGTCAGCGCAGTGGCCCCGGCAGACAAAAGACTCGATGTTTTCGCATTGCTGGCCGCGCTTCGGTACTGGGCTGCCTGTGACCGGGCGTTCGATGCAGACCGGTTCGTCTCATCCGCGCTGGTGGTGTACGCCTTGGCTTTTCGCTCGCCTGTCAGTAGGGTGTTCATCGCGTCGGACTCAGCCCCGCCGGTGATGTCCTCATTGATGTTGATGGAGCTGCCCTGATCAACCATGATCCCGGACGCGGCAAGGGCTGCCCGTGACGCGGCGGCCTGTTTGTCGCCAGCCTTGCGAATGCGCTTCGCTTCCTCGGTGGCTGCCACGGTTTCACGCTGGGCTTGTATGCGGTCAAGCTCTGCCTGTCGGTCGAGCTGGGCGGCCTGCGCGTCAGCGTTCGCAGCGTTCTGGTTTGCAGCTGCAGCATTGGCATTGCCCTGCTGAATCTGCCCCACGACCGACAACCCCGTCGAAAGGGCCATCATGATTCCGGTACTCACTCCCATGGCTATCTCCTTAATTGTTGACTGTCAGGGTGCGCGCCACTGACAACAAATGCCACGGCATAGGCTCGGTCTGCGAGATGATGATTTCGCTTTCGCCGCGCTCCCAGCCCAGGTTTTCAATGCGCTTGATGCCGGTGAATGCCGTGGGCGGCGCGTCTACCGCGTCTGGCATGGTGCGGAAAATCTGCTTTTGCCCGTTGATCGCTGCCCCAGTGGTTTCGTACCAGCGGGCCGTGATTTCATTGGTACTCATGGCCGACCCGGTAGAACTGCCCTCCCCGGTCTGCATTTCAGGGGGTAGCAGCTCTACACGGTTTTCGTAGTCAAGGCCAATCACAACCTCAAGGCATGCGCGTGCAATGGTCACAGCGCCAGAGGCGACGGTGTAGCGGCCAACCACCCCACCATCACCCACCACGACAACTTCCTCACCCTCCAGATGGTCAAGACCAGACCACACTGTTTGTGGGCTTGCATCGCTATCAATAAATGAGCAGTCAGAAAAGGCATCTTCGACAAAACGCTCGATGTAGCGAACGACTGAGCCGTCAATGGTGCGTTTGACGACCATCCAGACCTGATCACCGGTAGCGTCGGGAATCGTGGCGATGGACTCCACAAAGCCGTTAAATCCGTCATGGATGGCCCAGGCGGTGACATCCTGGTCCTTGTCATAGGTCACGGAGATAGGCACGCCATCCGCGCGCACCATCCAGACGATGGAATCACTCTCCTGCTGCCAGCACATATCAACGATGCCGGATTCGGTGGCGTGTTCGGACAGCACTGCAATATCCGGCGCGGTCCAGTCGTCATTGACCACGTTGTAGGCGAAGGCGCGCACCTTGCGGCCGGCACGCTGGATAAACAGCTCTGTGTCCCGGATGCGGACAGGCCGCACGCGCGCGCAGCCGTAGTTGCTGCGCTGGCGAATCTGGGCATTGGTCGGCGCAAGTGGTTTTTCAAGGCCGCCGGTTACAGTGAATTCGCCGCCGGAGGTGAAGGCCACCAGCGTGCGGCTGCTGGCCAGGTACTGGATGGGGTTGACCTGGTCGGAAGCGGCGGTAAAGCTGAAGCCGTCGTCGTCCAGCGTGCCCTGGGTGAAGTCGATATAACCAGCGGTAATGCTGCCCCAGATGGTTTGTGGGAATGTTGGGGACCCGGCCACCACCAGGCGCTGCTCGAACAGCGTACCGGTGCGCGGGTAGCCGCGTGAGGCTGACCATGCGGGTGCGTGCAGGCTCCAGGCGTCGGCAGGGGCGGCCACGACAGAAGTTAACTCCTGCTTGATGATGCCGGTCATGACTGTGGTGCTGGTGTAGCCGGTCAGCTTCACGATGCCGCCGTTGATCTTGATGGACGAACCGACATTTCCAGCCGAAAACACAGCCGTGCCTGCCGTCATGGTCACGGATGCGCCCACCGGGTCTTTGGCGCTGGCCGTCATAGTCGAGGCTGGATTGGTGCCGGGTTCCTCAAAAGGGATTTCGGTGATCGGCGTGTCAATCACCCAGTTTGTCGCGCCCAGGCGGCGCAGGCGGCGGATGGCTAGCGTTTCATAAAACACAAACATGGTGTCCGCGCCTTGGGTGTAGTCGATGGCGGTCAGCATGGCCTCTGTGTAGGGCGTGGGAATCTCCAGAATGCCAGCAGGCATCGGATACCAATAGGTGACATTCGGCGGGGCGTTACCGGTGGTGTTGGCGATGCAGTAGTAATTGACGCCGCCACTGGAAACCAGCGAGCCGGGGGTATAGGCTGTTGCGCCGTTGTAAGCAGCTGGTGCGCCGGGAGAAAGAATCGCCTCATCCACATAAATGCGCATGTAGAGGTCCCCGAACTCCAGCATGTAGGCCGTGGACTCGTTGAAGATGAACGGGATCAGGCGGGTGCGCTTTGTGGAGTCCTTGACCTCCTGCACGAACAGGGAGCCATATCGACGGCGCAAGCCACCGTAAACCTGCGGGATGCAGTCGCGCACCTTCTTTGCGCCGTTCTGATACCGGGCAATATCAACCCGGCCCATGAGCTTGGGACTCAGTTCCCCGGCTGTGAAGTTGGTTTGCAGGACCTTTGCGCGCGCCATCAGAACCTCCGCACGCTGCCGAAGCGGGAGTTCAGCAGGCGCTCATCGCCCAGGGTCTGCGCTGGGTCGTCCTGTGCGTCAACGCTGCGGGCCAGCTTCATGTGCTGGTTAAAAAGCTCGTTGGCGGTCTGCTCTTTGGTCGCTGATTTGGTGATGCCGTAGGCCATGGCGGCGGCCATCTTCAGCTCCATCGCGGTCACGAGCATGGCGTCCCATGTGGATTCGTCGGCGTTTCGGAATATGTAGCGCAGTGCCGCGCTGGTGCCGTTCAGCAAAATGGCGCGGCCTTCGGTTTTGTAATCGACCTCGTAACCTTCGGGGCCAACAGACAGGGTGCGCAGCCAGTCGCCGGGCAGTGTAAATTGAGCGGAATAGTCGAATGCAGGTGCATCGGTGTCAGGCGACAGAATCACGCGCTTGATGGCGCAATTCCATGGGTGTGAGCGCAGCAGATCATCCCGGGCGCTGTCGTACAGGTTGGACGCCAGCCGCGCGCGGTCGGTGTTCTCGTTCAGGGCGTTGATGGTCTGCGCGCCCAGCAGGAGCAGAGCGTTCGAGCAAATACTTACTTTGGTGGCCATCTCCTACCTCTTTCAATGTGAAAAAGCCGGGAGCGCCCGTAAAGACGCCCCCGGCCTTATGTCGAACGCCGGGCGTCAGTCCTGCACGTAGGTGCCCTCAAAAATCAGCTTCTGGCTTGCGGCCAGCACAGCGGTGCGGATCGTGGCGTAAACCTCGACGGCCTCGGTTGTGACGTAGGTCAGGCCGGCGGTCAGCGAACTGCCGTTGTTGAATGCAACAGCGCCTGCGGTCGTGACTGCCACAGCAGCACCGATGCCGTCAACGTCGATCACTGTGCCGGTCGCCTTGGAGCGAAAGCCCAGATCAAGCGTGCATGACGCCGTGCCGGCGGAGATGTTGCCAATCCAGTCGTGCATGATTCGCGCGCCCTTGGGCAGGTCGCCCAGGTAGATCGTGTCGCTCACGGCCTGAGTGGATGCAGGGGCCAGATATTCAGCGAAGAAAATTCGCTTGCGGCCACCATCAACAGATGGAAGCAGCTTCTGGCCGGCGGCGACGTTGGTCGCTTGGGTTGATTTGACTTCTGCCATTTCGTTCTCCTTAGACGACGTAGTCGATGGTGACGACCTTCTGCTCGTTCACACGAACAGAACCGATGGACATGGCAACGTAGATCTGGATCAGGTTGCGCTTGTCGCGGCGAGGACCGATGTCAGTCACGATGTTTGAACCCATGCCGACATGCGCTGCCGACTTGGTGTAGGCCACTGCGGTCTTGGTGGATGTGCCGCTGAGCTGCTCGTAAGGCACCCAGTTAAAGCCCATCCACTTGCCATTAACAGCGCCTTCCTGCAGCATCTTCACGGCCATGTAGTCCGCGCTGGTGAGCGAGGTGTCCGAAAGGATGTCCTCCAGCATGCCGCTGTCGTACGTCATGTACAGCTGTTCGCCGTTCATTTCGTCCGCTTCGTTTGCACGGAACAGCTTTTTGGCCTGGATGATCTTGGCCTTGGTGAAACCAGTACCGCCGGCGGCGATGATCTGGCCAGCAGGAACAGCCACACCGGAGAATGCACCGCTTTCATCGGTCTTGCGCAGGGCAGAACCTTTCAGGGCGGCATAGACCACAGCGTCCTTTTTGCGATTCATCGCAGCTAGGGCGGCGGCCTGATACGGACCTTGAGGGTTGGCCAGCAGCTTGGGCAGATCGAACTGGTCGATTGGGATGGCAACGTCGTAGTCCGACATCAGCGCCTGGCGGGTGCCTGCGTCTGGGATCGTCCACTCGGTATCGCCGTAACGATTGGTGACTTGAGTCGCTTCAATTGCACCCATGTCGTTGGCGGTGAAAGACGAGCCGGTGATCGACCCGCGCGAGGTGACGGTGCTCTCGATGCGCGATTCTTTCTGTTGCGCGGCCTCGACAAACCCGTCGTGAAACTGCATCACAAATGCAGCGGTAATCGTGTTGTTCATAACAAACTCCAAAATTCACGTTCCGCCGGATGGGTTGTCTGTAAACAGGCCCTGTGAGTCCTTGCCTTGGCGTGTCGGCTTGAACTAGCTGGTGTGGTTATCCGGGTGCTACCCCGGGCCAATGGGAGAGAGTGTTGTTCTGATGGGCGTTCGGAATCCCGAAAACATGCAGGCGTAAAAAAGCCCGCTGGTTAAGGGCGGGCTAAAGGGCGCTCATAACACCCGGAGACAACTGCGAACATCAGGTGACTGGTGCCGTGCCGTACTTCTGGTTGTAGTAAGCGTCAACCTTGGCGCGTGTGGCCTTGTGGTCCGCGTGGCGCGGGTTGGTGTTGGCTTCGCTGTTCAGCAGGGTTTTTATTTCGTCCGCATCGACCGACTGAGCGGCGGCCGGGATGCTGCCACCCTCCTGCATTTCCTTGCCGACGCGCGCCAGGATACGCATCATGGTGGGGTTGCTGGTGACGGCCTCGCTCTTGTCCTTGTCAACAGGATCGAGGTAACCATCAAGCGCCTTGGCTGCGTGCGCTGACTGCGTGGTGTATTCCGAATCAGACTTCCACACACTGCGCAGGTCGGCCATGGCGGCCTCGCGGGTCATCTCCGCACCGCCCTTGATCAGGTCCGGAGCGACTTCCATGTATTTGCCGAGGAAGAAGTCGAACTGCTTTTGCGTCAGGCCCTGGGCGTGTGCGTCTTTGCGGAAGGCGGCCATGCGCTCGCTGTCATCCGGAAACGCCTCTTTCCACACATCGGGCACGTTGACGGCGTATTCGTCCGAAGTCTTGGGCGGCGCATCACCAGAGCCGAGCCGCTTTTCAAGGTGCGACAGGCTTTCGCCCATCTTCTTGGAAGATGCTTCAAGGTCGATGGTGCCATCTTCCTTTTTCACCTGAAACTTTTCAGGCATGGTCCAGGCTTCTGGCGGAGGTGCAGGCGGCGGATCAGCCGGCGGCGTGCCATCGGGTGGCGTTGGCGGTGCAGCTGGCGGGCTTGCAGGCGGAGTGTCGCCACCACCAGGTGCGCCCGGCGTTTCCTCCATCAGAACGTGTCTAGGCTTGAGCATCGTTTTCTCCTTCTAGAGGTTGTGCGCCATTGGCGCGGTTTATCTGAGCCACGATGTGCTGAACGACGCCGTGTTCACCCATGCGGTGATATGTCTTGATGACTGCATCAATGCCGCCCTCAAGCTGGGCGGGTTTAGAAAACAGCTGTATGAGCCTTTCGAGAACGAGCGCCCCGACGGGGTGTTCCTCAAAAATCTGCCTGTACATTTCCGGCGTCACCTCGGGGGGTGTCGTTCCTCTGCGCATCTAAGCTCCTGTTAATGCGCCCATGACTTGGGCACCCTGTGGGTTCTGGCTGACCATTTCGGCCTGTTGCAACTGCTCCTGCTTGGCCTGTTGCTCCTCAGCCGCCGCGTTTCTGGCATCGCGGATCTTCTTGATGTCATCGGGCGAGCGCATGAGCTTGCCGGGCACGCCGAGGAACTGGCCGCGCAGGCGTTCGGCTTCTTCCCAGTCGTAGATATCGCGGTAATTGGGATCGGCCTCCATCTTCAAAGCCATCGAACCCTCCAGCCTGTCCATGGCCTGTACATCCTCCAGCTTCTGGGCGCGCGCCAGTGGGCTGATGTACTTCACATGGAAGGTGCGATTTGCAAGAGATTCGGGCGGCTGACCCAAGGCACCAGCACGGAAGGCCAGGCCAAAGCAGCGCTCCACAAAGGGCTGCAGGTATTCAGATTGCAAGCGGCCATAGACCGGGCCTAGCAGCTGTCGGATCATGGCGCGGCGGTCGATCACCTCTGTGGCTGTGCGAGTTGGACCGTCAACAGGCGCAAGCTGATCAGCCATGAAACCACGCTTGATCTGGTCCTGCAGCTTGTCTTTTGCTGTGAATGCGACATTGAAATCAGCGCCCGACTTCAGCTCCTTCATGCTTTCGATGCTGTTGGCCATGATGATCTTGCGCGGCCCAACCTTGACGGTTTTGGGGTTCAATACACCATCATCGACAGCCAGCCACATGCCGGAGATGGCCAGGTCAAGCGATGCCTTTTCCATCCTCACAAGGTCGTTCAACTCCAGCATGTCGGGCAGCACATCGAAGGCCGGGCCAACAGCGTAATGGGACTGCGGGATCAGCGTCCAGCGAGGTACGGCGCAGGGGAATTCGTGAAAGCCTTGCTCCCTGATCACCCTCTTTGCAGCGACTTCAATGTCGCACGAGGCAAAAGGCAGATTCTTGGACAGCTTGGCCCCGTCGATGACGTTCTCGCGCGGCTCGATGATGCGCAACAGCTCCACCATCTCATGCGGCTTGTCCCGGGCCAGGTCGCGGGTCTTGTCGCTGACATTCTCCGCACCAAACTCTTTCACAACCTGCTGGGCCGACAGCTTGTAGGGGCGATTGATGCCGTCTACCCGGCCATCCTGCCGCGTGCTGTACAAGTAGCACTCACTGATGGGCCACTGCTCAAAGGCATACCCACCGCCGGCCAGCTTGTTGATATCGGTGAACAGCACAAACCAGCCAGCCGGAACCATGTCCAGGCAGCACTCAAAGCCTGCAGCGTCAAAGTTGCTTGCATGGATGTTCTGCCAGATGATGTCTGCCGCGTCATCCAGCCAGCGGCGTTCTTCGGTTGTTTCATTGCCCACATCCAAGCCGAACCAGCGGGAATTGGCGGGCGTCATACCCGACATCAGCGCAGCGGCAAGGGTGCGGGCTGAGTCGGTGCCAGTTGAATCAAGCCGCGCTGCGATCTTGCTGCGTGCGTTGGCACTGTCCACCACCTCACCACTGAAGCCATTTCCACGAACAGGAAACGTCAGGTCGAAGCAGTCGCGCCAGTCCTGTTCATAGGTGCTGCGCTTGGACTTGAGTTGTCCAAAGCGCTTGATGTACTGGTCGGCGTCCATCATGCACCCAGCGTGGTTTTGCCGGTCGTGATGCCTGCGGCCATGGCAGGATCACCAGCAGCCAGCAGACTCGACGCCTTGCGCGCCTTGGTCTTGGCGGCCAGCTGTGCATTGGTGTTCTGTGCGGCCTTGGCGTCGGCTGCGGCCTGCTCGACGGCGGGGTCAACGGCTGCGACAGCGGGTGCGGGTGCTGGTGCTGGGGCCGGCGCTGCATCGGCTTGCTTTTGCCCACCCATCATCCGCGAGAGGCCGAGCCCGACACTTGCTGCAGTCAATATGCTGGTGATGCCGGCCATTACAAATCCTTGATGTGTTGGGTTGAATCGGGCCGGTATCCATTGCGCCCATACAGGCGGCCGAGCGCCGAATCGTCAGCGGCCAGGCTGGTAGCCATCACGATCCGCTTTGCGCTACGATCTCGCGCCAAGATGTCCAAGTCGTGCAGGGCCGCATCAAGTGGGCCGCGCCCGATTCGGATAAAAAACTGTTCGATGAGCCAGACTTCCCGGAAGGCGTACCACGGCGCGCCCATGGAGAAAATCAGCAAATGGCTGTTGTTCAGCACATACGCCTCAAGTCCGGCAATCTCTTGACCATTTGCCAAGGCTTGAGCGACTGCAATCGCGCCCTCTACATCAAGGCGGCCACCCCAATCCTTCCCTTTACCCGCAGATCGGCGCATCACCGCGTCCATGATCTCGGGCGCGCGCTTCATCAGCTCGCCCCGGTGCGGGTATTCGTGGAAAGGAACAGCGGCCACGTTACGCCTTGATGGCGGCCTGTGGTGGCAGGTCGGGGACGACCCAGCCGTCAAGCGTCAGCACGGAACCGGTCAGGCTCTTGGCGTCCACTTCATGGGCCTTCATCTTGGCGTAATCGTCGCGGGTCAGTGGGCCTTTGCCTTTTTTGTTGGGCTTGACCTCAACTGGGTCCGCTGCAGGGGCGTCAACCACCGGATCGATGGGGTCAACAACAGGATCAGCGCCGGGGACTTGAACGGGACGTGTGGCCATGGGAGGCTCCCAAGATGTGGTTTAGAAGCCCGCATCTTCCAACCGCATGCCGTTCGGAATCCCGAAAACTAACCCGCGCTGCGCTCTCGGTTCCTCACGCTACCAGTAATCACAGGCACGGCCGGCGCGCATTTCTTGCGCCAAAGCGACAGCAACCGTTCGCCATCGGCGTGCTTTGGCTCTACATTCAGGTTCTTGTAGCCTGCCAGGGTGGACAGCGGCACAGACGCGGAGCTACTGATAGCCTCCATGGTCATGCCCTTGCAGCTCAGGTCTGTGATGACCCGCCACCAGTCAACCCGCCGCGATACTTCTGATTCAGCCATGGCTTTTCCTTTTATGATGCGGACAAATGCGCGCGCGCGAGGGTGGAGTGGGTTCTAAGCACTCTTCGAACAACGTCCCGCGATACCTGCATCCTCGCGGCGATGGCTCTTTGTGGTATTCCGTCAGCAGCCAGTACCCTGACGCGACGCTCATCTACGTTTACTTTTGGCCGGCCAGCGCCTGGCCTTGCTCCGCCGCGACTCACCCCCGCCTCCCCGGCCTCGAATAGGCAGCAATCCCGGCTTTGCGGCCAATCATGGTGATGGACGGCTTTGTTAAACCGTATTCCTCGGCCAGCAGGTAGCGCTTTTCGCCTTGCTGGATGCGATGGACGATTTCCATGTTGCGGGCTGGGATTGGCTCTGCGTTTATTGCGGCTCTTGGGTGGGTCATGGCAAAAATCCAATGCGAGGTTTAACGATAGGTTCCACGGCTTTTCCTGTGATTTCCTTGATGACGGCATGCAGGCGTTCAATCGTGTCGTCAGCCTGTTCGGGCGGCAACGGCGAAGCAGCGCCGCTCATGTGCAGCGGGTAGCTGTATTCGTCGCTGTCGGCTTTGTCCATCTTCATCCCTCTGTAGGGGTTATCGTTGTAACTTCACTTCTCATTTTTTTCTCCTATATTTTTTGCACCAGAGACGCTGGCTGCGCCGTATCAAACTATTTCAAACTTTCCGACGAACGGTAGTTGCACGCACGGAATCCGTGTGTATAATTCACTCATGCCAGCAAAATCGCTGACAACCGCGCCTCGGGATTCAGGGGCTAAGGAATCAAAATGACTGCTCTTCAAAACTTCGAGGCCCTTTCCGCTGAACTCATCCGCTCCGGAGCTACCCCTAAAGCTGCCGCCTTCGCTGAAAAGATCAGCGCTCAAGTTCGCGCCATGGGCGCAGAATGGATCGAAGCGAACGCCCTCAAACTGCATGTAGCGCTCACGCCAGAAATTACACAACCCGGCACTGTCGAGTACACGAACGCTATCGCCCCTGTCTGTGACAACCGCGCTTACTACATCAGCGAATGGCAAGCAGTTTTGATGGGTTTGTAAAATGCCTAACCACCCGAACCGCCGCAAGCACCTCGCGGCTTTTTCGCCCGAAGCCCTGCAAGCTCTTCGCGCAGCGGCTGGCTGGACGCAGGAAGAATGCGCGTCAGTCATACACAGCACCCGGCGCACCCTGCAGGACTGGGAGGCTGGGATTGCGGCCATGCATCCCGGCTTGTGGGAGTTGTTAAACATCAAAGTTGCTAGAAAAGTTCGTAAAAATTAAAGTTGCTGCGCCGTATCGTTAAAGATTTTTCAGGTATTCGCTGTAAGGCTGGCGAATCAGGCGATGCCATGCTTTGTTGGCTTCGTTGTTGGTGTCCAACTCTTTGCGGGAATCGACACAACAGATAAACCGCACCGTCTCGGCGGCTTCCTCTTTGTTTGTCACGGCGACATTGCTGGAAAACGGTGGGTGACTGTTCAAAAAGTCCCAAAACGTCGGCTCCTGGCACCACATCACGGTTCGGTAGCAGGCGTCTCCCATTTGGGCGCGTGGCGACTTCCGATTGATAAGCTCCGGCTCAACCGGCCTTTCATCGTCTCCAATCTCAACCAACGCAGCCATAAACCGATGGCCTGCCGTGTTGCCCTTGCGGACAGTCAGGGCGCGGAATGCCTCAAGCTCATCCGGCGAGGACAGCCAGAAAGTGACCTTGCAGCCGCTTGTGTGTGATTCGGACCAGCCTGCGAGCTGGATTTCTCCGGCGAATGTTGGTGTCATGCAAGCTCCAAAGGTTTTGATGGTGTGTAAATTGGCACAGGCACACTGGCAGGCCAAAGGCCACCACGCACAAGCTCCTTGACGGTCTGCAAGTGGCAGGCATTCCACATGCGCTCACGGTCTGCCCTGCTCATCTTTGAGCCTTGGTCTAAGGCTGAATGGCAGGCGAAGCACAAGCTGGCGCAAAACACGTCTGACGCCTTGATTGATCGGCCCTTGCCGTGCTTGGCCTGATTCGAGTGAGCGCCGCAAACCGTGCCGTCATCCCGGCCACAGTTGGTGCAGGCAATTTGGCGGTAAGCCTTCATCAGCGCAGGGCTTCGGATGTAGTTGAACTTCATCATTTGATGCACCCCAAAGCACGCAACGCAGCATCAGGCCCATCAACAATCGACAGCGGGCCACCAGTCCATGCCTTATGAAAGTCAACTTGCGCAGGCGTCAGGGCTTGACGGCTCTGTGAAAGAGATCCGTCTTTTATTTCCATAAGCATGGTCTGACCACGGAAGGCCACCAGCAAATCAGGCACGCCGTTACCCACTGCGGCCAAGCTGTGGACAACGGCACCGGCAGCGCGCAGGGCCGTCACGACCTGCGTCTGGTTGGCGTCGATTTTGGCGGCTCTACGCATTGCAGACCTTCACACTGGTTTTGGCGGGGGTCACATCACGCTTTCAATGAAGGCTTGCGCTGCTTTGAGGTTGATCGCGTTGCCAGCTCCGCGCAGCGCAGCCACTCGGTTGCGAAAGGTCCCAGCTGGAGCCAGAGGGAATGTGCCGGGCTCAACTGGCCGCCACTTTCCATCCCGGCAGAGGAGCCAGTCAGCATCTGCCCAGAGGCCGTTAGTCGGGCCGGGCCTGCTATTGCCGCAAAGTCCTGCAGCCGTTGCTGCACCTTCGAGCCGTCCGTGCGCGTCATTGACATCGCAGACTCCGGGTTGCCCGTCCGGTCGTTGTTGCATGAGGTGGTCGGCCACCCCGCCAAATACGCCTGCCGCAGCAATTGATCCAGCCGGTCCACCCCGTCCCGTTGCGCCGTCATTCCTGGTGTGTCCTTGTGGTCCCTGGTTGTCGGGGCAACCCAGTCTGTCAATAAAACATGCGCCTGCATCGCCAGAGATGCTTGATTTTTCCCCCACCACTTCATCGAGGTCTCGACAGAAATGCTCGTGTCTTTCGGCCCCGCTGTTGGCGTCAGCCACCCAGTAAGTGCGGTCTCGGATGTGCGGCGCACCGACGCCTTGATTGCCAGAATCTTCCTGCCACCCGGTGTCGTTATCGTTTTTACCGTGTGCTTGTACAACGTCGATGGCATCATTTTTCAGGATTCCTTTTTCTTTTTCCAGGCTTCCAGCATCAAGAGAAGCGGCGCTTCGCCCCATGTTCCCAGCGCGCAATTCATCGCATAGCAAACAACTCTCACGTTGGCATACGTGTACCCAAGTTCCGGCACGATCCGATCCAGCGAAGGACTGTCGAAGCTCCTCGGCTCGTCCAGCCGGAACGGAATCCCCGTCAGTTCGCAGAACCCTGCATTGATCCGCTCCTGCAAGTCTTTCGCGTGCTGGTCCAGATCGAACGGGACGCCCTTCTTCGCGGACCGCTGCTTGGCCAGATAGACCAGCGCCTTCGCCCGGTAAATCGTCCTGCGCTGATGCGAGTAATCCCGCTCCTTGGGCGCATGGTTTTTGCGCAGTGCTTTCCTTTCCTCCCACTGATCCATGGACAAGCCCGTCAAGTACGTGATCCGGCGAGCCTTGTCGCACAGCTTGCAGGAGTAGCGCTTCCCGTCCGCTGATCGCTTCTCCAAGAAAAATTGATCCAGCGGCTTTTCCAGCAGGCATTTGCGGCAGATTTTTGTTTCCATTTCGTTCCTTTGAGTGCGGGGCATTTACTCTATTGTAACTTTCTGCCCCGCATTTTGCAACGAAAAATAACCTATGCCTCATGTGCGGCGCGCCTACCGCGCTAGCCGGAATGACCGCTGCCGCCGCCGCGTAACCCAGGCTCTCCAGGTCGTTGGCGACTGAATC